GTGTCATCGAGATGTTTTCCCGCCGATCAGACTTCCACATGTGCCGCCTTACACGTGGACTGTTCATCGGTGGACGTAATCTCGTCGTCAACCACCACTTCTTCAGAGCCTTCGGAGAAGAGAGACCTCGAGTCAGAATCACGACCAAGAACATCTCGTTCGAAACTGATCTCGCAGACGCTCACTTCTTCCGCCGCCAAGAGAGCGATATCGTAATCGTACAGCTCGGCCCTTCAGCCTCCCGCCTTCCTATGGCTGCCGATCTGACGAAGACGATCATCACTCAGGACGAGCTCGACAAGATCTCGCCCCTCGGACAAACGTTCTTCACCGTCACGAAGGAGGACACGTCTGCAGGCTCCATGAACATCATCTACCCAATGCAAGGAGTCAAGTACGACGTGATCGCCTACGACGACGATGAATCACACTACACCGACCTCAACATCCGCTGCAATGGATTCTCTGCTGTTGGACTCTGTGGCTCGCCGGTTGTTTGGGCTGATGCACACGGCGACGTAAAAATCGTCGGAATCATCAATGCAAGCCTGAACACATCGCGCAAGCTCATGCCAACGAGTGTCATCTTCATTCCAATTCCATCCATTCATGAGACGCTGAAGGAGGAGAATCTCACTACTCTCTCAGAACTCGTGAAAGAAGGAACGAAGAAGACGCCCAGACTCTACACAGAGAACATGCTCGCCGAACGAATCGATCGAGGAGAGGAGTACCTCAAGAAGACGGGCATCGACTTCGTCACAATCCCAATTGAGAACACTGTTCGATTGTCTACGAAGACTGCCTTACTGCCTACCCCTTTCTACGGTCTTTTCCCAACGACCAAGGAACCAGCCCAGCTGGGACCTACCGCCAACCACCCATCACCACTCGCAGAGATGGTCACGAAGAACCTCAAGCCGTCTCTCGACATGCCGATCCACGGACTGGTCGACGAAGTGTGGGAACACATCGAAGCCTTCTCTCTTCTCAACCGAGAGGATAGACGGCCGTACACAATCGATGAAGTACTACACGGAGTCACCCGAAGTGGCCTCCAGCTCGAAGCAGTGGATCTCGACACGTCTCCTGGATGGCCATACACCACATACGCTGTCAAGAAGACCCTTCCGGGCAAGCCTGGAAAGAGAGATTTCATTGTCTCAGATGCTAGAGGAAAGAGAACCTGGACTGATCTCGGAAGTGATGAACTGGCACGAACATGCCTTATGCTCGCCAACGATGAGAAGTTCCTGTTTGTCGACACTCTGAAGGACGAATTGCGTGTGTCTCACAAGATCTACGCGCCGAGAGTCTTCAACGTGGGTAACTTCATCATCAACATCTTGCTGAAGGTCTTCTACGGACCCTTTCAGACGAACATGATGAAGTCATTCATGCGTGGAGGCGAATACGCCTTCGGAGTCAATCCATACAACGAGGAGGAGTGGACGAAGATTGCAGATTGAGTCTTCAGGTCCCCATTGGACTTCGAAGATTCTCTCGTGATCAACGGAGACTTCTCTAAGTTTGACAAACGAATCCCTACCAACATCCTGAATGCGTGCTTCGACATCATGTTCGAGTGGACGTTCCGCCGGTACCCCAAGTATCGAGAGGAACTGACTGTGATCGGAGGAGTAGCAATGACGAATGAACTGTGGATGAACAAGCTGCGATCGGTCATCACGCACAGACGCCATCTGTGTGGGACGATAACATACGATCTCAACTGGGGCAATCCTTCTGGAAACGCCCTCACTACCACTATCAACTGTCTCGCTAATTCTCTAATCATGCGATCTGCTCTTCGCGAACTGTGTTCCGAAGTGCCATTCACCCTCACCATCTACGGAGATGATAACTGCCTAAGTCTCGATGCGACAATGACTGGTGGAATCGACTCGATGATTCTGTCCAAGAAGCTCGCTGAGTACGACATCACGTACACGGGAATGGAGAAGGACGGTTGCTTCAGAGAAGCCTACACCGCTCACGAAGATGTCACGTTTCTGAAACGTCGCTTCGTTCCTTCACCTATCCGTCAAGTCTACTCAGCTCCACTCGAC